GTGGTCCGGAACTTCTGCTTGAAGTCTCCCTTCTCGGCAAGGATTTTCCCGAGCCACGGCAAAGGCGTTCCAGCGTCGTCGCGTCCCCTGAACGATTCCAAGGGGCAGAGGGGCGATCGGCTGGGCTTGAACTGGCGGACAGGGAAGCTCTCAAACACGAATCAACTGTCCGCGATCTACGATACCAACTCTTGGAAGTCATTCGTGTCGGCAAGGCTCCGGCTGCATGTGGGGGACAAGGAGGCGATTACGTTCCACGCCGGCGAGCACGATCTGCTGCTTGAGCACCTCACAGCGGAGTTCCCGGTTCAGTCGGAATCGAAGCACACGGGGCGCGTCGTGGACGAATGGAAAGAGCGGCCGGGGGCCGATAACCATTGGTTCGACTGCCTCGTCGGGGCCGCAGTCGCGGCGTCCATCGCCGGCGTGGTCCCGGCATCTTCGGAGTCTGGGGCGCGGCAACGCCGCAAGGTGGAGATCCCCGCCGGCCCTGACGGCAAGCGGGTGATCGTCACCAAGCGCCACAAGGCGTAGCCACACCCCCTCCGAGTTCTCGCCGCCGTCACGCATTGTGAACGGCATGAGCGACGAACTTGCCAGCAAGATCGACACGGTGGCCCAGGGGCCGGCGTCTGTCCGCACCGACGCGGGCGAAGTCACGGCGCAATCGATCCCCGACATGATCGAGGCGGACAAGTACCTCGCCGGTCGGAACGCTACAGCCGCCGGCAACGCTCACCGCGGGCTCCGCTTCAACAAGATCATTCCTCCGGGGACCGTCTGAATGGCGAAGCGCACCGCACCGAAGGCGCGAGCAAGCCGCAAGGCACCGGCTCCCCGTGCGCCCCGGCAGGTGACAGTTGTCAAGCAGACCGTCCGCGCCCGCTACGACGCCGCCCAGACGAGTGACGACGCCCGGCACTGGGCCAACGCTGACGCCCTCTCGGCTAACGCCGCTCTGTCGCCGGAAGTGCGGCGGATCATCCGCAATCGAGCCCGGTACGAGCGGGCCAACAACAGCTACATCCACGGGATCTGCGTCACCAAGAGTAACGACCTCATCGGCACCGGGCCGCGGGTGTTGCTCGACACCGGCTACCCCGATGCGGATCGCTCTATCGGCCGGGCGTGGTTTGATTGGTCGTGGTCTATCCGCCTGGCGGACAAGCTCCGCATCGCCACCGAGGCGAAGACGTGTGACGGCGAGTCGTTCGGCTGGATGTTCACGAACCGCCGACGTGACCCGCGGTCCGTGCAGCTCGACATCCGGCTCGTCGAGGCCGATCAAGTCAACTCGCCGGCGTTCGACTACGTGCAGACCGTTGCCCCTGACGGGTCGCTCGTGGACGGCATTGAACTGGACGCCGACGGCAACGTCATCGCGTACCACGTCCTGCGGGGCCACCCCGGCAGCAACTACCTCATCGGCATCAACGAGTACGACCGCGTGCCGGCGGAAGAGATGCTGCACTGGTTCCGGGCCACCCGGCCCGGCCAGCACCGCGGCGTCTCGGAGTTGGCGTGTTGCCTGCGGCTGACGGCGAACATGCGGCGGTACACGGAAGCGGTCATCCGCGCCGCGGAGATCGCCGCCGACCTCGCGGCGTTTGTGCATTCCAACTCGCCGGCCGCCCAGGTGGACGAAGTCGATCCGTTTGCCGCGATTGAGATCGAAAAGGGGACGCTGACGACGTTGCCGGAGGGGTGGGATATTTCCCAACTTAAGGCCGAACAGCCCACCAACACGCACCAAGCCTTCACGCGAACGCTGCTCGGCGAGATCGCCCGCGGCGTGAACTTGCCGTATCACAAGGCCGCGTTCGACGCCAGTTCCTACAACTATTCCTCCGCTCGCCTTGACGGTCAGCTTCACGATCAGAACGTCCGCGTAGACCGCGACGAACTCGAGCGGGGATGGCTGGACCGAATCTTCCGCGCGTGGCTCGACGAAGCTCTGCTGGTCCCCGGTTTGATCCCCAACAACCTTCCGGCGGCCAGCCTCTGGAATTGGTCGTGGGTGTGGGACGGCCGCGAGGGTATCGACCCGAACAAAGAGGCGAACGCCGCCGAGACAAGGTTGGCGTCGCTCACGACCTCGCTGGCAGACGAGTACGCCAAGCAAGGCAAGCAATGGGACGTGCAACTTCGGCAGATCGCTGCCGAACGGCAGCTCATGGCCGAACTGAATCTCACGCTCGGCGAGCGTCCGTCGCAACTCGTGGTCCCCGATCCCACGCAAGGAGGCAGCGCATGAGCAACCTTCTGCTCCGGGCCAGCGTCAAGTTTGTCCGCGCCGACGACCAAGGCGAAGGGCTCACCACGCCCCGGATTCCGAAGTTCTCGATGCTGGGCTACACGGGCGGCATCATTCGCCAGTCGTGGAGCCGCGAGCCGGTCGTGATCGATCTCGCCGGCATGAGTGTGCCGTCGGTGATCCCCATCGTATTCGGGCACGACTACGCCCTTGAGTCGGTCCTAGGGCAAGGGTCCGGCTCTGTTGGCAGCCAGCAGCTCCTGATCGACGGCGCGATTCTGTCGAAGAACGAAAGAGCCGCGCAGGTCGTCCAGCTCGGCGACGACGGCTACCAGTGGCAGGCCAGCGTCGGAGCAGACGTTGACGAGGAATACCTCGTGGCCGCCGGCGACACCGCACAAGTCAACGGGCAGACCTTTGAAGGTCCGGTCCGAATCGTAAAGCGCTCCACGTTGCGGGAGTGTTCGTTTGTAACCCTCGGGGCCGACGCAGCGACGGCCGTCACCATCACCGCGAAAGCGGGGGAGTCTCCTATGTCCCAAGACGAGACGAAGGCCGCCGACGCGATGCCGACGGGGCCGGTCCAGAGCGAAGAGCACGGCGGGCCGATGCCCACCGGGCCGAGCGACGTGGCGAGCGCCGCGCCGAAGGTCGATGTCGCCGCGATCCGTGCGGCGGCTGTGGCTGAGATCAAGGAGGAGGTCACCAAGGCTGTGAAGGCTGAACTTCTCGACGGGCTCCGCGCCGGCCGCGGCGTGGCGATCCATGCCAGCAAGCCGGCCCTCGACGACGACAAGGTCACCATCGCCGCCATGCAGATGGTCGGCGGGCTCGGCAAGCAGGTCGAGGCGCAGCACGGCGATTCGCCGATGGTCGAGGCCGCTGCCAAGCGGTCCCGCACGATCGGCCTGCAGGACGTGCTTCTCAGCGCGGCTCGCAAGGGCGGCTACGACGGGGCTCAGAAGGTCAACGCATCGAATGTGGCGGTGGTGCTGCGGGCGGCTTTCGCTACCCACAACATCTCCAACATCCTCGCCGCGACCTACGGCAAGTACCTGCTCTCCGGTTTCGAGGCCGTCGAATCGGTGTGGGAGCAGATCAGCCTCGTTCGGCCGCTGAACGATCTGAAGGCCGCGACGGGCGTCAGGCTCGACGGCGGGTTCGTGTTCGACGAAGTGGGCAACGACGGGAAGCTCAAGTCGGCTGATGCCGGCGACGCGGCCCGCACGCTCCAGGCGAAGACCTACGGCCGGATGTCGTCCATCACGCGGACCGACATCATCAACGACGACCTCGGGGCTCTGACGGCGGTTCCCCGCCGGCTCGGTCGCGGTGCCGCGCTGAAGTTCAACCAGGTGTTCTGGGCGGCGTTTGAAGCGTCGAACTCGAGCTACTTCCAGGGTGCCACGGCCGGTGCCGGCAACGCCCTGGCGATCGGCTCGGTCGAGACGGCTTACGGTGCGTATCGGTCGCTCACCGATCCGGACGGGGCTCCCCTCGGCATCACGCCGAAGATCCTCCTCGTGCCGGTGGGACTGCGGATCACTGCGGACAAGATCCAAACCGGCAACACGCTCCTCGCGTCGTCGCTCGGCTCGACCTCGTCCAAGGTGCTCGAGCCCCAAGCGAACGTGCTCGCCGGGAAGTTCACGATCGTCGATTCGGCCTACCTGACCTCGTCTTCGACGTGGTGGCTGGCGGCCGACCCGGCGGACCTCCCGACGATGGAAGTTGGGTTCCTCAACGGTCAGCGTCAGCCGACCGTCGAGCAGGCCGAGGCCGACTTCGACACGCTCGGGATTCAGGTTCGCGGCTACTTCGATTTCGGCGTGAGCAAGGCCGAGAGCCGCGCTTGCTACCGCATGGCGACTGCCTGATCCGCGTCAACGTAAACAGCACCCGTGGGCCGGGCACAGCTCCCGGCCCACGGGGTGACGTTCCACCAAACACCACCCAACGAGGTTCCGAATCATGGCGACGTTCAAGAGCGATTCCGGCGTGTGGGACTACACGCCAAGCACCGCGAAGGCGGTCGGCGATGTGGTCATTCTCGGCAAGGTCGTCGGCGTCGTCTGCCGGCCGATCGCTGCCAACGCGAAGGGCGCGGTCACCACGAAGGGTGTATTCACCTTCGACAAGGTCACCGGCGGCGCTCTCACCGCCGGTGCCGTGGCCTATCTGCACTCTAACCTGAAGGTCACGGGCTCCGCGACCACGACCGGCATCGCCGGCCTCGTGGCTGTCGATGCCGCGGCCGGCGACACGACCGTCGATGTCGAGCTGAACGGCGGTTCGATGTTCGACCTGAACGCTACCGGCCCTGCCTGACGCTGATTCATCCCGCAAGCCGCCGGCGGTCGCCTCTCCTCGGGCACCGCCGGCGGTCTTGTGTTTCGGAGGTGACCGATGGCCGACATGCTTTCCGACGGTGCCGCGTGGCTCGCCGACCAGTTCGCTGCGTCGGCGTCGCTCACCGTGGCATACAAGCGGGGCGCGAACTCGTCGCAGTTCGTCGCCACGATCGGAAAAAGCATGTTCGAGTCGTCGGGCCAGAACGGCGTGACGGAGCAGTGGGAGAGCAGGGACTACATCGTGAAGACGGCCGACCTGCCGTACGGCGAGCCGCTGCGGGGCGATTTAATCGTTGAGGACATCGGCGGCGTGTCGGTGTTCTACGAGGTGGCCGCACCTCGAGGCGTGCCGCTGTTTCACTACGGCGACGCCTTTCAGCATTTGGTCCGCGTCCACACGAAGCGGACGGACAAGGATCAGACGTACATCATCACCGACCAGGGCGAAGAGATCGTCGTGCCGCTGACCGCTCAAGGGTAACAGCATGCCTCTCTTCAAAAGAGTCGATCAACTGCCCGCGGCGACCGGCGTTACCGGCTCAGACTTTCTGATTCTCTCGCGGCCGTCCGGCCCGACGGGCACGGTTGGCACTCGAGCGGCGACGCTCTCGCAGCTTCTGACGTTTCTCAACACCAACGGCGGCGCTACCGGCCCGACGGGTGCAACCGGGGCCGCGGGAGCCGCGTCCACGGTCACCGGGCCGACGGGCGTGCCGGGCAGCAACGGGGCAGCAGGAAGCAACGGAAGTGCCGGGGCCACGGGGCCGACGGGCGCGGCGGGGGCCGCGGGCAGCAACGGCAGCGCCGGGGCCGATGGCCCGACCGGCCCGACCGGAAGTCCCGGTGCCGCCGGCAGCAACGGTGCCGCCGGCAGCAACGGCGCGGCCGGGGCCACCGGCCCGACCGGCCCCACGGGCATCGTCTTTTCGTACGGCACGGCCTACCCCACGGGCGGCAATGCGGGTGATCTGTACCTCCGGCACTCGTGAGGATTGCGATGAACTTGTCCGCTCTCGCCGCCAAGATCCGCGAGCCGCAATACGCCGGCATGGGCGACCAACTCCTGGCCGACGCGGTCAACGGGCTCCGCGTCTCCGTCCGTCGCCCGGTGCCGACGTGGCAAGTCCGGCAGACAGCAATCGAGGGCGGGTACTGGCCCGCGCTCGTCGAGGCGCGGGAGTCGCCCACGCCTGCCGTCCGCGCTCTGGCGATCACCGTTCTCGCCTGGATCGACGATCAGTCAGGCACGATCCAGAGCGTCGATATGGACCGGCCCGCGGTGGTCGGCATGCGGGCCGCGCTCGTCCAGGCGGGCATTTGCTCGCAGCCCCAGGCCGACGCGCTGTCGGCTCTGGCCGATGCGTCGATCCCGTGGACGGAATCTGTCGGGCTGCCGGAGATCGGCGTGGGGCTTATCATCAACGCTCGGAGATCGATCAATGGCTGATCTAAAGCTGGCATACGGCACCGCATCCGATCTCACGATCACGCTCGCGTCGATGGCCACCGACACGAACCTCCTCACGGGGCGCGAGTCGGCAACCATCGACAATACGACCGCTCTCGTCCTTGACTATTTGGTGTCGGGCAAGATCACCGCGGGCACCTCGCCAACGGCTGCACGGTCAATCGAAGTGTGGGCTGTTGGGTCGTGGGACGGAACCAACTGGCCCGACGTTTTCGACGGCACCGAGTCCGCTGAGACGATCACCAGTGCCGACATCAAGGCCAGCGTCTGCCGGTTCGTCGCTGCGATGGCGACGGCAAACACCAGCGACCGCGTCTACCATTTTGGCCCGGTGTCGCTCGCCGCTGCGTTTGGGGGCGTGCTGCCGCCGAAGGTCGTGTTGTTCATCACGCACTCGACCGGCGTAGCGCTCAACAGCACCTCCGGGAATCACCAGATTCGGCTCCAGCCCGTCTATCAAACCATCAACTGATGCCACGCCACGAATACCCATCACTGCGCGAGGGCCTCGTCGGCGCGTGGTGCCCGTCGCTCGGGGCAAGCGGTCTGTCGTTGATCGACAGGAGCGGGCGAAACGCGCACGGCACGTTGACCAACATGGGTGGCCAGACCTCGTGGCAGCCCGTGGCTGGTGCGCCGGCGGTAACGCTCGACGGCACGAATGATTTTTCTTTGTCGTCTGATCGCACGGGGCTTGCCGGAAACGTGCCTTGGTCTGTGGCGTTCTGGTTGTACAGCAGCGCTACAAGCGGCACCGTGATCTACTCCGGCGGTGGATCAGCGGCTGGGCTCGGCATTCTCGTTCGATTGGGCAGCTCGGGAAGCATGAGCTATTCCGGCGGAACAACGAATTGCACAATCGGCAATGCGTTCGATTCAGGGAAATGGACGCATGGCGTGTTTGTTTACCCAGGAACCGTCATCCGCGAAACGATCTACTACAAGAATGGAGTGCGACTCGGAACCGTCTCCGAAAGCCCGGCGAATGCTGCAAACGTGGCGGCGAACTACGTGCGACAGTCTGTGTGGCTCGGATCGCTTTCCGGTACAGGGCAATTCCTCAACGGTTCGCTCGACGACGTGCGCCTCTACAACCGCTCGTTGACTCCATCCGATATCCACCTTCTCGCCTCCCGCCGCGGCATCGGCCTGACGCCGCTGCCGGATCGTGCGGCGGGACTGCCGAAGAAACTTTTTGTGAACGACGCCGGCACGTGGCGAAACGGGGACGCCTACGTCAACACCGGCTCCGGCTGGCGGCTCGGCGTTCCGTTCGTGAACGACGCCGGAACGTGGCGCTGACGCACCCCCTCCGCCCGCCCGGCCCCTCCCGGCACGATTGCCAGCCGAGGAGGACGATATGCAAGAACACCTACACGCCCTAGCAATCCACGCTTTTTACTGCGGCGAGATTGAAACCGGACGACGAGCAAGCGACCGGCTTCTCAACATGCCGCTGCCGGACGACCTCGAGCGGCAGGCTCGGGCCAACCGCACGTGGTACACGCCGCTCCTGGCCGAACTGGCCTATCACACGTGGCGGCGGATCGAAGTCGAGCCGGCGCACACGGGCTGGACGACGTTCAACCCCACCGTCATCGCCGACGGCACCGGCCTCCTGGCGATCGTGCGGTCGAGCAACTATCGGATCGACGCGGCCGGGCGGTACGTGATCCCGCCGGAAGACGACGGGGCGATCCGCACCGAGAACATC